ATTTGATTACTTGGTAAAGGGAATAAGGCGTAACCGCGAACGGGCAGAGTTTATCGACAAGAATCCTCCCTTTGGATGGGACGACGAGAAGGGCAAGTTTACATTTAACACATTATACGACGCGAAAGGAAAATAATTATGGGAAGAGGAAGAGACAAACCAAAAAGAGAAAAGAAAAAACCTAAAAAAGAAAAAAGAAAAAAGAAAAAAGAAAGGTAAGTAGTGGTTTTCGTTGCTCTAGGGGTAGCAGTAGGGATAACCATCATTATATGTATTTGGTTGTCTAAATTTATAGAACTAAAATGAGCAAGAAAAACTGGAAAGATTTATTTATTGGCCTGTCAATCATGACCACGTCAATATATTTGTTTTTTTAATGGACAATACACTATTGAGATTGCTATAATAATAGGCATATTAACATTATGGTGGTTGGAATTTTTTTGACATGAAAATGCCAATCTCAGAAATATTAGACAGATATACAATTACAAGGCTTAAAGCAGAGAGGTCTGGAGAAGACGTTACTGAAGAACTTTTTGCATACAGAACTGAAATAGAAAACAATTATAGTGACAAAAAAATCAATGAGTTCATTAAAAGACTATACAATATCAATGGCAAACTATGGGACACAGAGGGAGATATTCGCAACGGAAAAGATCTTCCCTTAGAAGGAATAGGAAGGCTCGCTTTAAAGGTCAGAGATCTTAACTGTGAAAGAAACAGCATAAAGGCTGAAATTGTAGAAGAGTTCTCGGAAGGCTTTAAAGAAATAAAAATAAATTACCGAAAGGTTAACTACGGAAGGAACTAAATTATGGCATACGGAAAAATAATATCTTATGATAGCGGAGTAAGAAAGAGAACTCGGCAAGGGAGCAGTAATCGAAGCAAGGGGCACAAAAAACTCAGAGGTCAAGGTGGCCCACGCAAAAGATGTAAGTTACCAAAGAAATGAAAGCAGCGGTTCTAGGCGTAGGAAGAATGGGGGCAGCTATATGCTATGCAATGCATAAGCTGGGCTTCTATGTTGTAGGAGCAGACTCATATGGAGGTGCCGTCGATGGCTTTAGAAAATATATCAAAGGCAAAGAGGGAACTTTTTATTTAACAGACCAAAACAACGCCGACAAATCTATAGAAAGAGCTCTGACGTTTGAAAAGCCTGACGTTGTCATTAGCGGCCTTCCATATCACCAAACAGAAGAAATGGCTTATTGGTGTATAGATAATGGAATACGTTACTGTGACCTTGGTGGACGTGTAGACGTTTCCCGTAACATAAATAAATACGCATCAGAATCTGAGCTGGCGACCAAGCCTGTCTTTACAGATCTTGGTCTCGCACCGGGATGGGTAAATATCATGGCTGAATGGGGGTGCAGTAAAATTCATGATTCTGAAATCGAAGAAGTTCGAATGATGGTAGGAGGAATACCTGCCGAGAAAGTAAATCATCCCCTTGATTACGTGGTGACTTGGTCTGTAGACGGATTAATAAACGAGTATAAAGACGATTGCAAAATTTTAAAAGACGGAAAAATAGAAACGGTGAAAGGTATGGATGGGCTCGAACATCTTAACGGGGGCGACTTGGGTTTACTAGAAGCATTTTATACAAGCGGTGGCGCGTCACATACAATTCATGACATGCAGAAGAGAGGCGTAAAGAACTGCTCATATAAAACCTTAAGGTATCAAGGCCACAGAGACATTGTAAAGTTTCTCATGGACCACCTTACAGAAGACTGCTTCCGTGAAGTGTTTGAGAGGGGGTGCAAGAACGCCTCCGATTGTCTAGATCTTGTCTTACTAAAAGCTGTTGTTAAATCTGAGAATCTAACTTGGGAAAAAGACGTCTTTGTTTCGGGGGACAAGGGAGGCTTCACAGCCATGCAAAAAGCTACAGCGTTCTCAGTATCAAGCGTTGCTAAAATCATCGCAGAGGGCAAGCTAGAGGGCAATAAAGAGCAACATAGAGACTATTGGACTCAATATTCAAGGGGTCTTTCCTACGCAGATGTTCCGTTCGATGAATTCAATAATAATTTAAAATTATTGGGCATAACAATTTAATGAGAAAAGCGGTGAACTTTATATGGCAAACAATGATCTTTATTTGGGTGGGATTTTTAGTTGTTACTTTCTTATTCTTAATGATGTTTATGGGGATTTTGTTTGCTTTTTTAGAAAAAGCCCGTATACTCTTTAGAAGGAGACTACTTCTTTGAGTAAAGAAAAAACAAAGCTATCAGCATCGAGAATAAAGAGCCTAGAAGACTGCTCTTGGAAATACTGGTGTAATTACCACCTCAAAATTCCTCAAACGCAAAACGACGGAGCTTGTCGAGGGCTTGTTTGTCATACTATTTTTGAGCTTTTACTTGATAAAAAACACAAAAAACATTTCTCTCTTATAATGAAGAAAGGTTTTACCGAGGCAAGCGTTGCAGTAACAAGGCTTACCAAATCTCTTCTTAAAAAAAGTCACTGTTATAATGAGGAAAATTTTCAGATGTGTTTGGATATGATTTATGTTGGCTTAAATTCTGATTTTTTTGGTAAGGGTGGAGTGGCAGACAAGCCAGAGATATTTTTCTCGGTTGAAAACGAAAACCCAGAGTACAAAATAATTGGATATATAGATAAAAAAATCAAATACAAAGACAAGATAAAAATAGTAGACTACAAATCTAGTAAAAGAAAATTCCCCAAGAAAGAATTAGAATCTAACTTGCAAGCCATGGCCTACACTCTTGCGGCTAAAAAGAAGTGGCCGAAGTCCTCAGAGAAAGTAGAGGTTGAGTTCTGCTTCTTAAAATTCCCCAGACAACCCTTACAACAAATAGAAATCTCTGATGAACAACTTAAGGGCTTTGAACATTATTTGGCTTACACGTATAAACTAGTTAACTCTTTTGAAGAAAAAAACGCCACGACGAACTACGCTAAAGACAAATTTGAGACCAAGTTTTTCTGTAGGTCGGACAAGTCTGGATGGAAATGCCCCTACTTAGAGCCATATGATTATTACTCTCTTGTCGACAAAGAAGGCAACATTCTTAAGGGGGCTTTCACAGAGGAAGAGCTAAGCCCTAAAGATGGAGAAGAAATAGTGAAAAAACGTTACGAAGGATGCCCCGGACATTCGCAAACAGATACTCCTGCTACCGACGATCCTTTTGATTGGGCTTGACTTTACTAAAAAAACCCATATAATTTATTTATGGACGGAGTTCTGCCTTTATTTAAGTCTCATTATAGCCTTGGTCGGTCTATTTTGACCCTTAATAATGATGACAACAGCCCTGACGAGTCAGATTCTATCTTCGACATTTGTAAAGAAAACAAAATGGAAGAAGTTGTTCTTGTAGACAACAACATGAGCGGGTTTTTACAAGCGTATCAAAACTCAAAGGATCTAAATATAAAATTAATTTTTGGAGTAAGAATAACGGCGTGCAATGACATGGACCAAAAAGACCCCGACTCCCTCAAGACGAATAACAAAATTGTTATTTTTATTAAAAACGCAGAGGGATACAAAAGATTAATAAGGATTTTCTCCCTCGCATCGCGGAAGGGCTTCTACTACGAACCAAGGATAGACTACAAAAATTTAGAGAAAGAATGGAGCGATGACGATCTTTCTTTAGTCATACCATTCTATGACTCTTATCTTTTTAAGAACACTCTCTATAGTAATATCTGTGTTCCCGAATTTAATTTTGCTAAACTAACATATTTTATTGAAGACAACAGTCTTCCCTTTGATGAGATGGTGAAAGAAAAAGCAGTCAATCAAGCTAAGACAGAAAAAGCAGAAGTGCAAAAGACTCAAAGCATTTACTACAAATCAAAAAAAGACTTTAAAGCGTACTTAACTTTTCGTTGCATCAATAACCGCAGCACCCTTGAGAAGCCCGAGCTAGAACACATGACTAGCAATGAGTTTTGCGTGGAAGGATGGTGTGAGAAAATTTAAAATATCAGGAGAAGCTCTTGAAGAGGCGAAGGTTAGAGCAGAAGAGCTACCCTTACTGAATAACTCCATAAGAGAAGGTAGAGGAGCAGTCGTGGCTTACATAGGTGAAGCGGTCGTCAAAAGAGTCTTGAGCGGCAAAGTCAAAGACACATATGATTACGACATAGTTTATGGAGATAACATTAAAGTTGATGTCAAAACAAAAGAAAGAACGGTGCCTCCAAGAGAAAATTATAATTGTACCGTGGCTGATTTTAATACCAAACAAAAATGCGATGAGTACGCTTTCGTAAGTGTGCTAGACGACCATTCCACCGCATGGTACTTGGGGAAAATAAGTAAAGAAGATTTTTATAAAGAAGCGAAATTCTATAAAGAAGGAGAGTTAGACCCAGACTCCCCACCGAGTACAGATTTTTATTTTAAAGCTGACTGCTATAACATACCAATCTCAAAGCTAAATTAATTATGGACGAAGATTTTTTAAGATTTGACAAAGAAAAAGAGTACGTCTTTATAGATTGTGAGACGTTCAACCTTTGCTTGAACTCATGTCATAACTTACCGTGGCAAATAGCGATGATCAGAGCGGTAGGAGACAAAAACATTGCTGAAAAAAATTTCTATATCAAGTGGGATACGAAGTTAGAGATCAGTCCAGAGGCAGCTAGAATAACAAGATTTAGTCCTAAAACATTAGAGGAAAAAGGAGTAACTCCGGAGGAAGTCTTTCCCACGATAGAAGACTGGCTGGATAACGCCGACTACATAGTAGGTCACAATATTCTAGGCTTCGATCTCTACTTGATAAAAGACTATTACAGTTATATGGGCAAAAATTACAAACATTTAGTCAATAAAATTATTGATACAAACTGCATAGCGAAGGGTGTCAAATGTGGGCTGCACTATAAAAACACCGAAGACTTACTGGAATATCAGTATAAAATGTATCACGAAAAAAGAAAAGGGGTCAGGACAAATCTTCCTGCGCTGGGTAGAGAATACGAAATCAAACATAACCCCGACAAACTTCACGATGCTTTAGTTGATTTGGAATTAAATTTAAAAGTTTGGAATAAGCTTAAGTGGCAAATCGAACTATGACTAAGCTAAACGATGACAATTTTCACATCTGGTCGCCCTCCTGTTTCTGGGGAGATCAAATGTTCAACTTGATGGCGGCAAAACGATTGTCGAATGGGAAGCAAGTCGTTATTCATACTTGGAAAGACGCGTGGGATGGCCATACTTATTCATGGCTCCCTATGAATTACGACATTTTGAAATTTTGGAGTACGATTAAATTTGTAGGCGGAATAATATTCGACATAGATCAGCGTATTCCAATTGAACTAGGGATAGAAAAAAACAACTATGATGTTCGCATGACCCTTGATAGCGATGTCTCTCAAAAATTTCTGTATGATATCAGAAATGATATAGATTTTTCTCGCTTGCCAAGATACGACTCTCCCGGATGGAGCGGGAAAATGGCGTCTTTCCAACCGATATCTTTACTGCATAGAGCAGAAGAAGACATAGAGCCAGAGTACATTAGCCCTTGGGATAACTGTATTAAAGCTCTACTAGACAAGGGGTACGAAATTGTAGCTATAGGCGGAGACAAGGACGTCGCGGACGTGGAAAAATATTACCCAGAGTTACTAAATAAATATCCAATAACAAATCTGATGGGTAAAATAAATATGTTTCGATCGATAGACCTAGTTATGAACCACGCGTCATTCGTTTTGTCTTGCGACAGTTGGTCTGGATGGTATGGTATTGCGTCCAGAACAAAGGTCGCTGTAGCGGCGGGAAAAACATACAGGGAAGGGACAGACTCGGCCTATATAGAAGCGCTTGGAAACAAAGATGTCTACATCCTAGATTACGCTTACAACAAGGATAACTGTGACACTAACTTAGCTAGATGGATAAAAGAAAATGCATAATTTTACTACTCAATTTGAAAAAATAGATATTCCTCTTCACGGAGTACGACTCCCCTCTTTCGAGATTGAGGACAAATACAAGAGGGCTCTTGGGGTAAGCGAAGACATCAGTAACGAGGACTTCCTAAAAGCTCTTTGCGAAGATGGTAGAGATAAAATGTGGAGCAGTGTTCATAAGAAGCATAAAGCAGAATACGCTCAAAGATTGGACTACGAATTTAAAACGATCAAAGAACTTGGGTTTATTGATTATCTTCTTCTTGTTTGGGATGTAATTAATTTTTGCAAAGAGAACGATATTCCTACGGGGCTTGGTCGCGGTAGCGCCGCAGGTAGCTTGGTTCTATATCTTATTGGCGTTACGAAAGTAGACCCCCTAGAGCACGGGCTTTTCTTTGAGAGGTTTATATCCAAAATCAGAACCAAGAAAAGCGTAATCGATAGCGTAACATATTTAGATGGATCACTAATGATGGATGTTGATTTGGACATCTGTTATTATAATCGCCAAAAAGTAATACAATATTTAGAAACAAAATTTATAGAGAAAACCTCCAAGATAATTACCCTAAACACGTTGAGCGGCAAGCTCTGTATCAAAGAGTGTGGTAAGGTCGCTGGAGGGAAAAATGAGCAAGAGATGAACAAAGTGTCTGCTCTTATACCGAAAGTGTTTGGTCAAGTAAAAGACCTTAAAGAAGCGTACGCAGAACAACACGAATTTAGAGAGTGGTGTGATGAAAACGAAGAGTGCTATAATATCGCACTAAAATTAAAAGGACTTATTAAAAATAAAGGAGTTCATCCTTCAGCAATTTCACTTTCATTTGAAAAACTTAACGATTGCTGCCCAACAGAATTAACCTCGGATAAGAAAAGTCATGTTGCTTCATATGATATGAATTGGATATCAATTTTCAACGTCAAGCTTGACATCCTTGGCCTTCGAGCGGTCTCTGTGGTTGACGATGTATGCAAGAGCGTGGGCATTAATGTTGACGACATTGACGTGAAGGATCAAATCATTTATGATAACCTTCAACACCTTAGAACTCCCCATGGATTGTTTCAAATCGAGGCAGAAACAAACTATCGTGTTTGCCAAAAGGTTAGGCCCAAAAATCTCGAAGAACTAAGCGCGGTACTAGCCTTGGCTCGTCCCGGAGCACTTAATTTCGTAGATCAATACGCAGCGTATGTAAACGGCGAAGAATACGAAACAGTTCATCCATTCTTTGACGACATCTTGTCGTCTACAGGAGGCGTTGCCTTATATCAAGAGCAACTAATGAAAATGGCTAACAAGATTGGCTTCACGCTTGATGAAGCAGAAATGCTACGAAGAATAGTCGGCAAAAAGAAAGTAAAAGAAGTCCGCAAATGGAAAAAGAAAATTAAAGACAAGATCAAGGAGAAAAACCTTGATACTGAAATTGGAGATATCTTATGGAAAATCCTTGAAGACTCAGCGAACTATTCGTTTAATAAGTCTCACTCTATTTCATACGCTGCTTTAGCAGCAACCACTATTTATCTTAAGTTCAAATATCCACAGCAATTCTTTTTGAGCTTGCTAAAGATGACCCGCCATGAGCCTGATCCGATCAGTGAGATTTCTAAAATACAAAGAGAGATGTCTTATTTTAACACGGAGCTTCTTCCGCCACACATCATTAAATCTGATATGGATTTCAAAATTGAAGGAAACAATATTAGATTTGGACTGCTGTCTATCAAAGGTATCTCAGACAAATCAATTGAAAAACTGGACAACTTTAAAAGCCATTACTCAAATAAGTTTGAAGTTTTTGAAGGAGCCAAAGAGTCTGGTTTGACTATTGGGATTTTGTCTGCATTAATTCAAGCAGGGACGTTTGAAGGGTTTGCCATGTCCCGCAGCAAGATCGTTTATGAGGCTCAACTTTGGAACATCCTCACCAAGAAAGAAAAAAAATCTATAATGCTGTTAGCTGAACCAAATACTTATGACTTGGTTGAGATAGTTAAAAAAATATCAAGCAAGAAAGACGAGAAAGGCAAGCCCTTAATTAAAGATACGAGACTAAAAACCATCAGGACAAAGTCCGAGCCGTACAAACAAATTTATTTTAAAAATAAATATTCAGAAACATTTGCGAACTGGTATTACGAGAAACACTTACTTGGATATACCTACAATAAAAATCTAAGAGATATATTTTCAGACAAAAAAGACGACCTACTGTCTCTAAGGGAAGTCGAAGATTCCGAGGCCAACGACAGGGTGTCTTTCATTGGAACGGTTGACGCAAAGCCCTACATGGGTACGTCCAGAAATGGGAACGAATACATGAGGATGTTCGTGGAGGATGAGACGGGAAGCTCCAAAGTAATGATCTTTTCCCGCAAACTTGAAGAATGCGTTACCCAAAACAACGGATTACTTCCCGAAGAAGACAATATCGTTATCGTTAAAGGAGTGAAAAAGGACGAAGTTGTGTTCGCTGACAGAATAGCGGTGCAATCTAACAAAATTTACACCAAATTATCTGAGTTAAAAAATGATTGACAAACCTAAAAAACCCCTTATACTATAAGTACATGATACATTTTTACAAACCAACCGCCAAAGTGACCGGCACAGCCTGTTCTTTCTATCTTAATAAGAGGGATAACGCCTTCTTTACCACCTTAATCAAGCAAGACGGATGGAATAGCGACAGAAGAATCGGCTCTTTCAAAAAAAACAAAGACAACCCCAACAAAAAGGTTAATGTAAAATTCAGCGCACTTGAAGTAGCGTCAGTTATTGACGCGATTAAGCGTAACAAAGAATTTACTGGATACCACGGGAGCAATCAGATCGTCAGGTTTAGATTCGGTCCCTACGTCAGAGACGAAGAGCAAAAGGGCTTCTCCTTTAACGTTACGAAAGAGAGCAAGGAAGATTCTACGCAAAAATCTAGCTATTTAATTGGCTTTACTTTTGGGGAAGCAGAGTTGTTACAGCAACACCTTTCTCACCTTCTACTTGAGAGCTTCAAGATCACAGATAATCTAATAGAAAAGTCTTTCAAGAAGGACGTACCTCAGCAAGCTATAGACGAGCCTAGCGAGTTAAGCGACGAAGAAGATGATCTTTGGTAAAAAATATGAAACTAAAAAAAATTAAAAGAGATGATAACGGCCTAATTACCGGTGGCTCAGTAAATTATATCTTTAACGAAGACGGTTTCATTGACTGGCGTAAGATGATAAAGACGGAGCACCTTGTCCCAAACCGCCAAAAGACCAGCGAGACAGACGTTACGAAGCTTAAAGATACAGAGCTTATTATCCTGCTTGGTGGTATCAAGGAGTTAGCTCAGGTTCGCGGCTACACAGACGTACGTTATGACGTAAAAACCCCCGCCTCAGATTATGTAGTAGCAATATGTAGCATGACATTCATTCCCAATTACGAAACAGAAAGCAAAGAGGTTACTTTTTCTGCAATAGGCGACGCTGGACCTCATAATACACACGGGTTTGGTCAGCAATTCTTGGCGGCTTGTGCCGAAAACAGGGCATTTGTCCGCTGTGTTCGTAGCTTCTTAAGAATTAGCATTGTCGCTAATGAAGAGTTACCAAAAATGGTGTTTGCCCCACAGCCCGCTTCTGCTGCGGCAGAAGAGCATCAAGCCTCACCAGCCACCCTTCTCAAAAACCTAATGAAGGAAAAGAACGTGACCTTTGAGACTCTAAAAAAGAAACTTGAGAAGGAAAACTACGAGAAGGTTGAAAAGATTATGACGGTTGAGAATATTCCAAAGAGTAAGATTTTTGAGCTGATAGATAGGATGAAAAAAATTAAAGCCTAATCAAAATCTCTTTCTCTTTTTTTAAGCTCTTTTAGAAGCGCTTTTTTTATCTTTAGACTTGTGACTACTCCAATAGTTCCTGTCCTCTTTTCGGTAGAACTTTTACCATCGCGAGCCATACGATCATACTCATTTGTAACTTCATTGATGACCTTGAAAGCGGTCTCTAATGATATGTACGGCATGTTCATAGGATGCGTCGGTTTCACCATTATAATTACACTTTTTTAATATATTATTTAACTTCATACACGATTCTTCTGTCTAATATGAATCCCTCTACATATAAATAATTAATAATATAGGTAATTTCTTTTTCTTTAATATCTTTTTTTAGGATAATCAATTTGTCCTTCATCCAGTCTCCATCTTCGTCCGTATTGAGGACTATGGAAATGCGATTAATTACTAAATCTTGTTGATTCATTATGTCGTCGGAACGCGTGGTAAGCCGCCATTGTCACAGGCGTTACAGAAGTCACACTCTGGATGCTCCTGACAAACTGAGTCACAGCAGTAACACCGTACGCATTGATCGTAAGAGGCGAAACTGTTCTCGTCGCCTTCTGCATGCTCGCAACCCCCTGCTACCGGCGCGCCTATCCACGCGTCGGCGTCGCACTCAATACAGGTACAAGTTCCGCAACAACCGCCATCATACGCTGGGTCTCCGGGGTTAGTGCTGGCAGGCAGACTTGCCCATACAGTATTGGAATCTTCATAGCTGCTTTCATCTTGTAGGTCACAAAGGGTTGAATCGTTCCCACAGTCGTTGGCAACGAAAGAAACGTAGTACCAGTAGCAGGCCATTGGGTTACTTCCCGGGGCAAAGTATGGGTCAAATACCCACTGGCCAACCACTCCACCCGTTGGGTCTATCTGAATTCCGCACACAGCGGAGAAGTCAGGCCATGTAGAGGAACAAATTAAACATATCGGGTAACCGCTAGTATTTAACCATCCGGGTCCTTGGCAATCCCACTGAGCAATCCACAAAGCATAACATCCGGGAACTGGGCCAGATGTGGTTGTCGTTGTAGTCGTAGTCGTGGTTGTTGTACTTGTCGTAGTCGTAGTCGTGGTTGTTGTACTTGTCGTAGTTGTGGTCGTGGTTGTTGTACTTGTCGTAGTCGTGGTCGTGGTTGTTGTACTTGTCGTAGTCGTGGTCGTGGTTGTTGTACTTGTCGTAGTCG